TAACAGGTGGTGTGAAGATCCAGTCCTTCGCTGTGGTAGAGGCTAGATGTGCCACTGGTGAGACATTGCCCATGACGCTGGCCAGCGGATAGATCACGCCGTTATAGTCTAAGTTCCCGCCAAGTGTGATATCCACCCATTCGGTGTTTTCCTCTTGCGATGAGGCATACTTGCGACCTGTAGGAGTGTAAAGGTTTACATCCCCATTGATTGCGAACGTCCAGTCAAAACAGTTGATTAACTTACTAGCTGCAACGGGTGTACCAAGTGCAGTAGTTGATTCAGCTCCGATCTGAATTTTTTGATTTATACTAGAAACTTCTGGCTGCCACGTCATCTCTTGCATCTCCCATCATCCCATGCTCAACATTTGAACTTGCCAAGTGCTAGGCATGAGATATGAAAATTGACGATAATTGCTTGTATTACATTTGTTCAATAATTAAGCGGTATAACCCGCCAATATTTGTCCAGAGTTCAGCATTCGTAATCTCATCCATCGCTAGTGGAGATTGCCGATAGCATGCCAAACATTGACCCAGATTGGAGCCAATCACCCCTGATGCAGGCCCCGTGTTGGTGCCTCCAAGCAACTGATCAATACGCTCGGCTGCACTCACAATGCTGGTCATGCTTATGGCTGGTCCTACTGCCTTGACCTGAAACACCAAATCATCCAGCATACGAAAGCCGTTCATGGTGACGCTATCTGAACCCGCTTGATACGCGATAATCACAAATGGCGTGGCAGTATCAGGAGGTGCAAGAGCACGAAACACGCCACCCGGTGCATAGCTTGCAAGCGTGGCATCTCCAGAGAGCACGCCATACAAGAACTGGAATCCGAGCGCTACCTCATGACCTGCCATCGGCTATTGCCCTCCCAAAATGGACTCAACTCTAGCAATAGCCGCCTCAAAGCCCTGGCGTGTCTCCTCAATGCCAGGTTCAAAGAATGGGCGCGAGGGGATGAAACGCGTACCATAGTTCTGAAAAATGGCGTACGAGGCTCCTACACCGATATAGGCCGTCTTGTTGTCTGGTGGTGCCTCAACCTCTGGCAATATATTCTCACCGCCCTTGTATGTGCTCTCATCGGCAGTCTTGACGTACACACTGTTCAACATTTTCCCGGTGTCTACTTGGTCGTTCGATTGGATGTGTCGCTGAATGTTGGCCTGACCATCAAACGCGGTTTTACGCACGATCTGACTGAGCGCTGTATCCAGTTTGTTCGCAATGTCATCAAATCCATTCGCCATGAGAACACCTCACTCAGTTAGCTATAGAACACGCTCGTAAAGACGCTGAACGATGACTCAAGGGCTGCCGCCGCTGTACCAGTACCCTCGACACGATAAGTCCAGGTGCCTGCTGCATTCGGGAATACGTCGAGATGGTAGACCCCAACCCCGTCTTTGACGGGAGCAGTGTCAACGCCGTAAACGTAGGATGAGACAATACCAGCAGGCGTCTTGACCAGGAATGTGACCATCGTTGGATCAGTCGGTGTATTGGAACTGGTAAAGTTCGCAGTGACACGCACGCACTGACCAATGACGTAGGTAGCCATCAGGACACCGCCTTTTCTGTCGCTGTAACGACCAATGGTTGTGACTCGCTGAGACTCAATGTGGCAGGCCCTGTGAGTGCAGCAAGACCAGCGTTATAATGTGCCTGAACCTGAGCAGCAGTCAGCGAATTGTAGTAAATAGAGCAGTGCGCACCAAGGCCAGTCCAGTAGTCAGCGTTCCATGAACCACGCCCGATGTTAATGGGCAATCCAGATGAGACGATAGCACCAGTGAGTGTATCAGTGCCGACCTGAACACCGTCAAGGTATGCGTACACATGCGCACCGTCATAGCTCATAGCGTAGTGGTGTGGTGTACCTGCGGTGATATTGGTACTGAAGTACAGATTGCTCGTCTTGTTCGCAGTGGCAAGCGAGACCAGGCCACCAGCCGCAGAATTGAGCATCATCTGAAAGCCGGTATTCGTGGAATCGGTGTGCCCATTGCTCACGATACGCCCATTATTGATGGCTGGTGTTGTGGGGTACTCAAACCAGATCTCAGCAGCAAAGGCAAACAAGCCAGCGGGATTGATGCTGCTCGGTAGTGCCACATACGTCGTGCTACCGTTGAAGCCCATTGAAGCGGACTGATCACCAGTGAGAGCAGACTGGTTGTACTGCACAGTGCCGACTATTGTGCCATTCGCACCACTGATACTGTCCACCGCCACTGAACCTGATGCTTCGTTGAGCGCATAGGATGCGACTGCACCATCAAGCCGAACAGCCGTCATGTAGTTGGCATAGATCGGCGCAACCGTGCGTGAGAGTTGGTACTGAGAGCCTTGTCGTTGCCACACGCGAATGTACTTGATGTGCATCTGGAGAGGAAACTGTGCATCAGCAGGGATATGATCACCGACCGCCACACCACTGATCGCCACGTTTGCTAGGATGTACATCAACTGCGATGGTATTTCACCGGATGTCGTTATGCGCCGTATGGGTTGACCATCGAAGTAGAACTGTACAAAGGTCGGTTCCCACTCTACAGCATACGCATGGTATCCTGCACTCATATCTGTCGTGAGTGTGGTTGCACCGCCATCGCTGCCAGTACCGCCGCTGCCATTAGGGAAGTGCACGCCATTGTTGAGACTGAGCGGATTTTCAAAGATCTCCACAATGTCGATCTCGTTGCTCGCTGGATACGTCTGGTACAGCATCCAGAACGCTGGCCAAACGCCATATCCAGCAGGCATCTTGATCATGCCTTCCACATAGCCGTATAAGAAGCCTAGCGTGTTGTAGGAGGCAATCATGCCACTGGTGTACTTGCCACCACTCACACCCGCGTTACCACCGCCTGTGTTGCGCCCTTCGAGGATCAACTCACCATTAGAGATGTACACGTTAGCAGGCAAGTACGTTTCGATCTCCTGATTAAACGTGGCGGTATTCCCGAACGGGTACTGCTTTGACCACGTGAGCATATCGACTGGCCTTGCATCATAGCTCAGTTTCCAATCTGGCGGTAAATTGTGGTTGAATGGCTGTACTTGCATGCTTTATTGCCTTTTATTTCAGTTCAGCCGCGATAACGGTGAGCAATCCAGGGAACGAACGCGGGTCTAGTATCACATGAACTTCTAGAGTTTGACCTTCTATCGATAACCTGTCACGGTGCCTCACATCAGTCCCTATGGGAAACTTCACCTGCCACGCTGCTAAATCTTCTATAATGAATGAGTAGTTCTGGAGCATTCCACCTGATGGCTGTGTCATGCCTGCCTTGACCGTAGCAATTGTGGTGTAGGTCTCAGTCTGCGAACCATAACCATCATTGCTCGTGGTCGCACGCTGAATATCGCAATCCTTGTCACACGCTGCACTCGCCACATCTGATTGTATTTGTTGTAATTCTGTTGTTGATATTGGATACATGCCCATCTATCATCCTCCTCACTTGACCAGATCACCAGAATCCAGCAACCGCATACGCTGTGTATCCATCGCTGGCATGAGGTCTGAGCGCACCATCTTCGCCACCTTTGGCCTTGCACGCTTGCGATACTGCTGTGCTAGCATGAGCTTGGCTTGTGGCATCTGGGATCGCTTGAGCGACTGCCCATCTACGCTGATATCGTATGCGCCTGTCATCGTTGCAGCCCACATCTCCAGTAGATCTGCGCTTGCACCAAAGACATCGAAAGATTTTCCCGTAGCAAAGCAAGGAGGCAACTGCCCTGGTACAGTGCCACCTGTAAACACATTGGTCTCAAACTGAAAATGCGCCTGATCAATGAGCAATTCCATCGCAACAGGAGTCACGACCACCCATGCAGAGCCATTGGAGTAGGCTTGTAGCGTAACGTCTGCTTCCCAGAAACCATAGTTGCTATAGAAATCAGCAAAGATGGTTGATGCCTGATTATTGGTGTTGCTATTGTTGACGATGCTTGGTGCAATGATCAGGGGCTCATAGCGTAAATCCAGTCTGTACAGATCCAAGGAACCTTGAATAGTGTCGTCGCTGAATTGCTGGCTTTGACCCGATGGATCACCAATCATTAGTCGAACTTTAGCGATAAGGTCGCTCATTGTTGATCGTGGCATAGTGTTTACTTGCCTCTAACTATTCAGCTTTGCGCCGCGTGCTTGTCTGCTTGGTCTCTTCAGCTTTGGCCTCGGATGATGTCGCCTGCGCAGCCAGAAGCTTGTGCACCATCGCCTCAAGCTCTGCAATGCGCTTGGCCTGTGCGTCTTCTTTCTCCTGGCGCTCCTTCTCTTTGGCCTCCTCAGCAGCTTTCTTAGCAGCCTGTTGTGCCATCAGTTCAGAGCGTGGATCAGTGACAGGACGCCAGCCGTCGAGCGTTAGTCTTTGAATGTGTGCCTGATGTACCACATATGTGGGTGGGACTTCAGTACTGTAAGGCTGAAGCCACACACCACCTTGGGCCATCGGTTGTAGATCAATAGCCATAGTTTTACTTCCTACCTACTAGGGACTTACCAGCGTGTTGGCATGATGAGCGCGGTGATCGTGCCTGTAATGCCACTCGCCAAATCGATGTTGAGTGAACCGTCACTCTGGGCAAAACGCGCCGTCTCGAATGGGCCAATGTACTGAGTGCCAGAAGCACCAACAGTCACAGCCAAGTCACCCTGGCCAGCGCGGAACGCAGGTCCTGGCGTGACACCACCACCAACGCCAGCGCGAACCGTCACGACTTTGGATGATGCAGCCGTGTTGTTGACGACGAGCACTAGACTGTTAAGGTTGGGTGCAGCAGGCATGCTAGTGGTTGGGATCGCCACGTTCATCCCGTTCGTCGGATCGACGTTCGTGCCAGCAGGCGCTGCTAGATTGCCGTTTGGCACCAAAGTGGACAATGGAAGGTTAGTACGAGCCATGTTATTAAAGCCTCCTCAGACTATGGGTGCACCAGATAGGCAGCAGCGATGGCAGACGGACGTGTAGTCTTGGCACCGTACAAAGCCAGTCCCTTCACCGCGTCAGCAAAGCGATATGGCGGCCTGTATGCCTCTGTCTTATTGATGCCCTCTGCTTTGGTCAACCCCATGCTATGACCTGCCAGAACCACATCAGTGCTACCAGTCTGGCCAGCGGTACCGCTCAAGTGTGGAGCATTCAATGACTCATACACATCCATACCGTTGATTTTGCCAAGGTATGCATCGGATGCATTGCCAGCAGAGGCGTCAAGCTTACCAGTCGTGATAGTCAAGCGTGCATCGGCAGTGTTAAAGCTGGTGAAACGCACGTCCTGAGTGAGCAAAGTTGTCACCCAAGCAGGCACCACAGCCCAACGACCGGACTTCGGCACACCTTGCTGAGTTAAGTACTGGTTGAGGATAACGAGGTAGTCGTACACCGTCTGACCACCACCAATGTTAGAAGTGGTTGCGAGAGCAGGCGTGACAGGTGAGCCAGAACTACCGACCAGATTGGCGGTCACTGCATCGGTGTAGAAACCAGCATAGTAGCTATCCATCGTCAAGGCTAGCTTATACGCTGCATAGCTCATAGCCTCGGTCATGACCTCTGGGTGAGCCTGCGCAGCGTCCACATCGTCCACTTCAAAGTTATAGTAATTGGCCTGGCTGATGGTTAGCATGGTTTGCGCATCGGTCAAAGCCTGCGGAGGATTGATATCGGTGTCTTTGGTGTAGTTCGAGATGGTGATATCACCGATGGCGTTGATACGCACAGTGTCACCCATTTGCTGGATCTGACCCTCATAGTCTGAGTTGAACAACGCTCCATAGACGAGGTTCTTTCTCAATGCGACAAGAATGGTGTCAGACCATAGTTGTGGAATAAATGAATTGAGGCTCAATTCGTGTATCTCCCATCATCCCAATCTTAACATCTATCGAAAGGTGCTAGGACTGAGATACAAAAGAACAGTAAGAGTATTTATTTTTTACGCAGTGAAAGCATTGCATCATTGAGCTTGGCTTTTACCGCAGGTGGCAACGCGTTGTATTCATCCGCTTTTAGCGTGCCTGCCTTGAGTCTCGTGATGTACTCCGATGTATCATCAGACACGCGGCCCGATCTGCTCGGATTCGTTGCACTGACATTGGGTGCCTGTCTGCTCTGTGGCCTTGCCAGATACGGCTTTGCC